GCCAGCCAAGGCATGGAAGAGACAAAATTGCCTCTAAATAGATTGTAGACCTTGAGGTCTGGGAGTTCAGTGATTGCCGACAGTTGGCCATTGAGTCTCGGGTTGCCTGCTTTGGCGAGTGTGACTGCATCCACTGCTGTGTAAATGGCCAATGGTATGCCCGCTATTGCTGCAGCCTGTGCATGTGTGATTGGACGACCCTGTTGGACCAGATGGAGCCCTGCATCGATTGTCTGGGCAAGGTCGAGGACCTGTGGAGCTGCACTGTATAGCTGCACGCGGCCGCATGGGAGTGGTGCGCGCACAGTCTGCTTATTAACAGCTGTTGTGTACCAGCTGTGGAATATTTCGTCAGCAACTTGGGCAACGACTGCTGCGCGCCGGCCTACGGGGATGTGTTGTACTATATCCCAATTGGCCTCAATCAGCTCCCTCATACCATGTGAACGTGTGTGCTGTATTTCTGCCTGCAGAGATGCAGGAATGGTATCCTTGAGGTTGTCGCGCAAGATTGGGACGGCGGCGAGATCAAGATTGTAGCGATGGCGTGTGGCTGGGCTCAGCAGTGCATCCCACCGAACAGAACGACCATAGTGGAACTTGAACAGTGAGTTGAGATAGCGCCTGACCAATTGGAAGATTGGCTCGGGGCGTGCTCCTCTGGCCACCAATTCGAGGGCTGTGGAGTTCATGGCATTGGGCATTGCCAACAGGTCAAGGATCGGAGTTTTATACCAATTGCCTGTAGTGAAAGTGACGACTGCAGCAGCGAGGGGCTGTGATGGTGTCTGATGGGCAACAGCCATGACCTGCAGGAACTCGTGGGCATGGTTTGAGAGTAGTTGTTTGACCTTGTTGAAGTGCCAACCCACAGCAACTCCCATAGCATAGTAGGTAATTGCTGCGTCCTCAGAGACATGCCAACCATCTTCGTCATCACCACACATCACAATGGCTACTGGGCGTGGGATGCTGGAACCCCCAAGCATTGGCAGCAGGTAAAGCACCATTCTTTTATAGATATTGTGTAGCAGTGTGTTGTCTCTGGCAGTGTTGCGTTCACCGGAAAACAAACCGTGATAATGGTATGCAGTTTTCCCCTGAATTGATGTCGTGCGACGGCGGTATGATGCTGCGACCCAAAGAGATGCAGCTGCCTTCTGCCTGTAAACCTCGCCCCGGCCTGCAGCCGACCACATTTTAGAGATGGCCACGTTGAGGTAAGCCTGCTCCCACCAGTGGTGCTCTTTATTGAAGTCCGAGTAATCGAGAGAAAGCCATGTGCCTCCAGCTTTGAGGCTGCTGTTGTGCATGACCAGCCAGTCAAGCAGGTCTTGTGGAGCTTGTTTGGCGAGCATTCCGTCAATGCGCATCGAGTCTTCAAAACCCCAGGAAGCATAACCCGCTACAATGGTGTGGAGATCATCAGCTGCATACAAAGCACGGCGCTTGCGGCCTGGCTCTGGTTTTGTTGACGTGCGTGCGTGGCAAGCTGGGGGCTGGTTGGTGGCCCAGTTAATAGTGGCCTGTGGCAAGAGTGCATATAAGACCCTCTTGTTGGGCCTATCAGCAGACTTGTGAGAGCGGGTCCTGTGGTCAGCAGCCAGTGAACGCCATGAGCTGCTCCCTGATGGGGTGGTGGCCACCCGAGTTGCCCACCATTCCTCTATGGTGGGGTAGCGCTTGGAGGTCAGGCGGCCCGCAAGCTCTGCGATCAACTCCTGTGTGCAGTGTTTGAACAGTTTGAAGTATTCGGTGGGGTTCAATGTTTTCCCCCGATTGGCGTAACCAGGTTGGGAGCGCTCCCGCTCTTGTGCCCAGTCCGCTTCTTGCAAATCACGGCCAGTGAGGTTGCTGATCTTCCTTACGATTTGGCCCCAGGTAGCAAGCGTATGCCCATTTGGCCTGCCTGCCTGCAAGCGTATCAGGTCAAAGACATCCTTTAAGTGTGTCCATGTTTCCAATGGCAACAGCGGAAGCTGTGTCGGCAGGACAAGGTCCAGCTGTTCCTGCGGTAGACAGCGCAACCACAACAGAAGGGCTACAACTGTGTGTTCTTCTGAGTTGGGGTTGGCTCTCAAGACCATGCACTCATATTGTGTGAGTGGGGACGCAGCATCCAACATGAGCAGAGTGACCCGGGTCTTAGCAAGGCCCATTTTGGACGACTGTTCTTGGTAGAGCTTAGCATAGGCCTTGAGCTTACTATACGGTATTGGGGATGGTGAGGGATTGTGTTGCTTGCGAAGATGCTGAACAGCCTTTTCGATGGCAGTTTGGGTCAGGATTGGCTGATTGAGTGTCGTTCGATAGTCAGCGGCAGCGGCAGAGACAG